AGGACAAACCACAAAGTCACAAAATGGTGTTTATGTTGTTGAAACTGCTGGTACTGGGTCGAATGGTACGTGGGTTAGGGCAAATGACTTTGATGTAAACAGTGATATTACCGCTGGTATTATCATAATGGTCACTGAAGGTACAGATAATGAAGACACTCAGTGGAAATTAACTACAGATGATCCGATAACTATTGGCACTACAGACTTAGAGTTTGAGCAAGCCAGTGCATACGCATTCGGTAAAATTGATGCTGATGGGACTCTTTTGTTATCTGACCAAGTGGGTGACACCCTATCTGTTGAAGCTGGTAATAATATTGCTATCTCTGGTAATACCGCAACAAATACCTTAATAATTGAAGTAACAGGAATATCGTTAGATAGCATTAGTAATGGGTCGAGCGATATAACCATTGATGGTGCTAATGGCAATATCAATATGAATGTTGCTGGCACTCAAGTTGCTGAATTTAAAACAGACGAAGTGTCATTCACAGCCAACTTAACCAGCAATAATATGATAGTCGATAATAATTTGACTGTTACTGGCTCGGTTGCAAGTGATCTGGTACCATCGGAAGATGAAACTTATAGTTTAGGCAACGCAACAAGACGTTGGAGTAATCTATTTCTAACAGGAAATACAATTCAGTTAGGCAACTTGAAGATAAAAGACACTGATGGTGCCCTTTCCATTTTAGAAGATGATGGTATAACTCCCGCATTAATCACATCAGCTGAAGTTACAAACGAGGAAGAACTGTTTTCTGATGGCAGTGATTTTGGAAGCATAACTGATGAAGCCACAAACACTATTGATTTGGGAAGTGTCACTGATGACGTTTTACGTGAAATCGATTTGGGTGCACTTGTACAAGCAGGACTGCTGCAACCTGACCAAGTGGTATTTCCTAGTTTTACAGTAAACACTGTGCCATTGGCAGTTCCCGAGGGTCAGATGATTTATGTTTCTGATGAAACTGGCGGATCAGTAATTGCATTTTCTGACGGAACAAATTGGCGGCGTATTACCGACCGCAGTATTATTTCATAATATTAAAATAAATACATTAACAGGAACAAAATATGACATCACAGGTTCAATTTCGTAAAGGCACTGACTCGCAAAGTAATGCGTTTACTGGTGCACTTGCTGAAGTAACAGTAGACACAACAACAAAAACACTCCGAGTTCACGACGGTGCAACTCCGGGTGGCAGTGAATTAGTTAATCTAAGCAGTGAGCAGACGCTAGAAAGCAAAACTATTAATGCTTTGACGTTAACAGGAAGTTTAACAGCAAATTCAAGCACAGGTTCTTCTGGGCAGTATTTAGAAAGTACTTCGGATGGTGTTCAGTGGAGTAATATTGACACAGCCAGTATCAGCAATGGTAATAGCAGCGTATCTGTAACGGAGAGTGCAAATGTTACAGTTTCTATTACAGACACGGTAGCAGCAACATTTTCAACAGGCGGGTTGGTCTTGGCTGGAAACTTAACAGTTAATGGCACAACAACAACAGTTAATAGTAATGAAGTTGCAATAGGCGACTCTATTATTGATTTGAATGCAGACATAAGTTCTGGTACTGCACCAACAGCCAACGCTGGGATTACTGTTATTCGGGGTAGTGAGGCAAATAAATCATTGCTATGGAATGAAGCAACAGACAAGTGGAGCGTTGAGACAGAAACTTTTGTTGCAGGAACGTTTGAAGGGAATCTTAGCGGAAACGTAACTGGGCAGGTTAGCGATATCAGCAACCACAGCACAACTGACCTAAGCGAAGGAACTAATCTTTACTATACAGATACGCGTGCTCGTAATGCATTGAGTGCGAGTGGTGATTTGACATACAACTCAACAACTGGTGAATTTTCTGTTGTAGTTCCCGCAGGATATGACTCGTCAGACTTTAATACTGATTTCAGCGGCAAAAGCACAAGCGACCTAAGTGAAGGCACAAATCTTTACTACACAGATACTCGTTCAAGAAGTGCTATTAGTGCAAGCGGTGATTTGACGTATAATAGTAGTACAGGCGTAGTTAGTTTTACCGAAAGAACAGACAGTGAAGTCCGTAGTTTAATTAGTGCCAGTGGGGATTTGTCTTACAATAGTACCACTGGTGAATTTTCTGTAACCACATTTAAATCAAGTGATTTTGATACTAACTTTAGTGGCAAAAGCACAACTGACTTAAGCGAAGGAACTAATCTTTATTATACTGATACCAGAGCAAATAGTGCCATTGATGCTCGTGTTACTAAATCTTTTGTTGACAACTTAGCAATTGACGCCAGTACACTCTCTAATAAGCCAGACCCAACTATAACGCTGGCTGGTGATTTAACTGGCAACGTAACGCTAACAAATCTTGGTAATGGAACTCTAACCGCGACTATTGTGGATGATAGCCATAATCACGTTATTAGTAATGTTGATGGTTTACAAAGTGCACTAGATAACAAAGCAGACGAAAGCATATCACTTTCAGCAGGCAATGGATTAACCGGCGGTGGTACTCTAAGTAGCAACAGAACATTTAATATTGGTGCTGGTACTGGTATTAATGTTAATGCAAATGATATTGACGTTGATACCTCTGTAATTGCTACACGCTCCTATGTCGATACTGAAGTTTCGGGTTTGGTTGATAGTGCCCCAGCCACTTTAGATACGTTAAATGAACTTGCCGCTGCACTTGGCGATGATCCAGACTTTGCTACAACAATCTCTAATCAAATTGGTAACAAGGCTAACAATAGTACTACTATATCTGCTGGCACTGGGCTAACCGGTGGTGGTAGTCTCGCTTCAAACAGAACCATTAGTCACGCAGACACAAGTTCTGTAAGCAACGTGGCAGCAGCATCTAATACGTTTATTGACGCAATTGCATTTGATACATTTGGACACGTCCAGAGTGTATCCACTTCAACAGCAGCACCACCTAATGATGCCTCAATAACTGTTAACGCTGGCAGTGGGCTAACGGGAGGTGGAACATTCACTGTAGATCAATCATTTAATGAAACGATAACAGTAAATCACTCAGATACATCGAGTCAAGGCTCAGTCAATAATAGCGGTACAACCATAATTCAAGATATTACGCTTGATACATTTGGGCATATTACAAACATAAACAGCAAAACTATTTCAAGAACTGATCTTGGAATTGACACCAACGATAGTGTAACATTCGGTGCGATTACCGTGCCAAGTATTGCTAAATCAGGTACAGATGGTGTTGGTAATATTGGCTCAAGTGCTAACGGTTTTGATACTGTTCACGCTAAAGCCACTAGTGCACAATATGCTGACGTAGCGGAGAATTATGTATCCGATGATAGTTACACTCCCGGCACAGTTGTTGTTATAGGTGGCACAGAAGAGGTTACAATATCTTCAAAATATGCAGATTCAAAATTGGCTGGTGTTATAACAACCAATCCTGCACTATTGATGAACGATAATCTACAAAGTGAATATATTGCTCCTATTGCACTAACAGGTCGAGTTCCTTGTGCGGTAGTTGGTACAATTAAAAAAGGTGATATTTTGACGACCAGTCATATAGCGGGTGTTGCTACCAGATTATTTAATGAAGATTTTGTTCCCGGTTGTGTTATTGGGAAAGCATTACAAGAGCATGACGGAGAAAATCCCGGAATTATAGAAGTATTGGTTGGAAAGGTTTGATACACGAGAGGTACAGAGCAGACTATCCCGGAGAGTTTGTTGTATTAAAAACTCGACTTGAGAATGGTCAAAAAGTTCAAGAGCGAGAATGGATTCCAAACCCAGTTGAAAACCAACATATATCTTCAAGAGCGGCTGTAGTAATAGGTACAATTGTCTCTAAAAGATATAAAGAATCACATCTTGAGCGACACAAGGGTGGGCATCTGGGAAAAATAAAACTCCAAACTTATGGAAATGAGAATAGTTGGAGAAATCTGCGACTTGATTTTGCATTTCTTAATGATATTAAAGAGTTAGATGAAATAATTAAGACGGAATACCAAGAAAAAACAGCGGTTTATACCAATTCAGAAAACTGCATTAAACGTGCAGGTGAGTTTTTTCTATTACCATACAACCCAAAAGTTCCAAGTTTAGCCGGTATACTTTATCTTGCTGCTTTTGATGGACACGCTGATATATTTGTGTGTGGTGCTGATGAGTATGGTCCCGGCAATTATCCTACTGACAAAGTAATTAAAGCAACCGAACAGGTGTTTGCTTGTTTTAAAAATACTCAATTTCATTTTGTGTTAGACAACGCCAAGGCATTGCCAGACCAATGGCGTAAGTTTAAAAATGTAAAACTTATGGAACACGGTAGATTCGTATCTTATTGTGATTTATAAGAGTCTTTAAGCGTATCTACTTTTAATTTAACTGATTCTATATTTGTTGTTGACCATAGACCCGGATGCATGGGATTTGGCAACTTTCCAGAATCAATCCAAGCATAACCAAAATGCTCGTGATTAAGTATCGGCGAAAATTCGCATTTAATTAATGACAAAAATGTGTGATATGTAAAGTGGTTATCTGGACTGGTAAATTGTTCAATAGGGGCAAGTTTAATTGGTTCAGGCCATTGCCCCAATTCTTCTTGGCACTCTCTTGTCAGTGCTTCTAATAGCGTCTCGGGTTTATCTACTTTGCCGCCGGGAAGCCCCCACGTATTAGGGTACTTCCTGTCATTTCGCATAAGATAAAGATAACGGTCAGTAGATAGAGCGTAGAACCACACCCCTACTGCTGCTATAGAACGATGTTCCATTCTCCGCCTGCGTACAGGCCCTGATAACTTTTTAGCCATTTATCGCCAGTCCATCTGTATTGTATATTAGTAGTTATGTTTGTTGCGAACTCTACATCAGAAGAATTGGCTGAATCAAATGACACTTGCCACTCACTGCCATCATATTGAACAATATCATTTGCTTTTGCTATAACATCACCCCACGCCGCTGCGGCTTCATCATTATCACCGTCACCGATATCATCAGTAAGCAAATAACGTTGACCTGTCGCTGCTGTTGGCAGCCCCACGCCCGGACCACTTCGAGTTGGATCAATTACTGAATCCACTGGCTGTAAAGTATTTGCAGGCAATGTGTCATCATCAGGAGTGAATAACAAGAATCTGTCATCGGTTGGATGAAATGCTACAGTGCCAATTATTTCTGTGTTATCAAACGGATTATCAATTCGCAGTTGGCTAATACCAGAACGCAATTCACCAAATTGTTCAATTACTGGTTTCCAAAATGCTTGACCAGATTCTCTACCATCAACATCAAGTGTGTTTCTATTGATATCTGGTTCATTATTGTCAAGAATTTGTACTTGATTGTCTAGTAGTAAAATTTGATAACCATATGGTGTAAATTTTTGGCGAGTTCCTAATAGCAAATCTTCATCAAATATCGCATCACGGGCGTCACCATTAGCATCATACACAGAAGCAACAATTTTATTCACTACTCCGAGTTTTTTGACTTTGGCTGGTGGTGATAACCATATAGGAATTAAAAATGTCATTGACATAATGTCAATTGTCTCATCTGTCCCCATAGGAATTGAGCGATTAGTCCAATTGGTACGAGTTAATTCAACAGTAGTCAAACTAGTCCAGTCAATAAAGTTATCTGTGCTTTGTATCTCCATCGCAGGGTTGAACAGTGTAGCAATTTGCTCAAAAACTTGTAATTTTTGATTAGTATTTGAAGTCCATATATCCAAGTTCACGGACATATTGTAAGGAACAGGCATTAGCCGCTCAACAGTAAATGCGTTTCCTTGAGTTGTTTCA